CTGTGCTGGACGATTATTACGCTTCGCTGACCGGCCAGACCCAGAACGATCGGGTGGCTGGATCGCAGTCGGGAGGTAAAGCCGCTGACACCGGGTTCGTGGCGGACCCTGTAAAGGCCGCAACGGCCCTTGGCACGTTCGACGGTCTGCTCCGCCGCGTCACCGAACTGCGCGCGCCCGACGAGATGACGGCGGAGCAGAAACGCGCCCTGACGCCGGAGCAGCGTCGGGAGCAGGACGTGCGCGGCGCCGGACCGTCCGTGTTCGGCCTGCCCGGGATCGGTGTCCTGACCCAAGGTGGCGCCGGATCGTTCGGCTCCATCACAGGGACGCGTGCCGCCAACTTCGCCAACCGGATCGAGGCTTTGAAGGCCGACGTTCGCGCCGGTGCGTTCGAGACCCTCAAAGGCGGCGGTCAGATCACCGAGAAGGAAAGTCAGTTCGCCGCCGACGCCATCGCACGCCTTGAACGCACGATGTCCTACGACGAGTTCCAGAAGGAGATCGGTGATCTGGAGGAGTACATGGGCCGCCTGCGCGACGCCTTGCTACGCCGCCAGGGCGGTGAGAACATCGGGGAGGTGACACCGTACCAGCCACCTGCCGACCCGGCACAGGCCCCCACCAACCCGTTGGGCGTGTCATCGGGGACCGTTGTGCCCGGGCTGGGCACGTTCAAGGGTGGTGATCCCAACAACCTTGAGAACTGGACGCCCGAGTAATGTCAGACGGCTGGACCTCCCTGATCGACATCTTCGAGGCGTCACGGACTGCGAACACGCGGTCCCGGCCCCCGTCGTCGTCCGGTCTGCGCGGCTGGGACGCCTTGATGGCGCCCCCGTCCCGCCCGTCGTCGGGTGGCCCGGGACGTTCGGGTAAAGTGGACGAACAGTGGGTGGTGGACGGGTTGATGAAACGCGGTCTCCCACAGCACATCGCGCAGGGGTTCGCCATGAACATGAAGGACGAGAGCGGTCTCGACGCGGGCATCAACGAGATCACCCCCGTTGTGAAAGGCTCACGCGGCGGGTTTGGCCTTTATCAGTTGACCGGCCCGCGCCGCCGCGAGTTCGAAGCGTTCGCCGGCCAACAGGGCGTGGCGCTGGACGACGCCGACGCACAGTTGGATTTCCTGATGTTCGAGTTGGGCGGGAAAGAGTCGGGCGCGGCGCGTTCGATCATGAACACGTCCACGGCGGGGGAAGCGGGCGCCGCCATCGTGCGCAAGTTCCTGCGTCCCCTCCAGAGCCACCAGGACAGTCGCGCGGCGCGTTACATGCGGTCCGGCGGGGGCTCCGCACCATCCCGCTCTGCGCAGCAACAGCCCGCCTTCAAGCCGGGGCGTCTTTGGCTTGACCTTGGAGGTATGTGATGTCTGACGCACGGCAACAGGCGCTGGACGCTTTCATGGCCCAGCAGAACGCCCCCGCACCGGACGCTGCACCGGACCCCCGCCGTCAGGCGCTGGACGCGTTCATGGCCCAGCGCCGCGACGGGATGCACGCGCAGGACGTGGCCAACACGACCGAGCGCGAACTGAGCGACCGGATACAGTACACCCCTCCCGACAGCGACACCACCGTGGGGTGGGTCAACCGTGCGTCCCGCGCCGCGACGTTCGGGCTGTCCGACACGATCACGGCCTTCGCCGTTCAACACCAGATGAAGGACGAGGTGCCCGATCTGTCCTACGCCGAGGCGTTGTCCGCCGTGCGTGACGGGTTCAAGGCGGACCAGTCCCTCACCGCCGAGATCGTCGGCTCGCTGGTGCCCGGCGTTGCCGTCGGGCGCGGGCTGACCAAGGCGTGGGACGCCGCGACCAGAGCCGGGCTGACACAAGGCGCTCTGCGGTTCGTCGCCAACAACCCCAAGTCGGGCCGTGTGATCGCGGCCATGGGTGCTGGCGCTGCGGGCGGGGTGGTCGAGGAGTTCGTGAGGACAAGTGTGGACGAGACCGTTGGGCTGGCCGCCGCCGAGGACTTCGATGGCGGGCGTATCATGACGGCCTCCCTCACCGGCGCCGTGCTGGGCGGGGTGGTCGGCGCGGGCATACAGCTTTTGGCGCGCGGCGCTGGTCCTGTGCCGGGTGCGGTGGACATCGTGCAGCGGTTTGGCGCCGCCTTCAACGTCGGCCCGCAGCAGGCGCGGACGGCCGGAACGCGGATATGGAACGCCATGCGCCTCCCTGACGAGACAGCGGAGCAGACCATGGCCCGCGTGGCGCAGGACGCCCAGATATTCCAGACCGCGAATGGCTACGCCCCCGCCATGGCCGACTTGATGGCCCCCGAGAAGGTGGCCGAGGTGGCCGACCTCGTGAGGTACTACAGCGGCCTTGACACGTTGTCCGCCAAGTATGCCGACGACGGGCTGGAGCGCGCCATGTCGTCGTTTCGCCGCGCGATCGACAGCGGCGACCGGCTCAAGTCCACGGAGCAGATCGAAGCCCAGGCCGAGGACATGTTCACGGAGATAGCCCGCCGGTACGGCTCCACCCCCGTCGCGGTGTCCGACGACGTGATGGACCAGCTGGTGCCCGTCGCGGGGTGGGTGAAAGGGCAGAACATGAACGCTGGCGGAAAGGCCATCGCCCGCGT